GCTTCCGCAGCTCTCCGACCACCGATACCAGATGATGACAGGAGAAAGCTATCACTACCGGCTTCCCTGTCGTTTCGTGGATCGTCGCGGCCGTGGCGAATCCCTCCGCCACGTAGAGAGGGCTTTGAGAGTCGTCGCCCAGAATCCAGATGTTGCCTCCGGCCTCGCCGCCCTGGTGGTAGAGCTTCCCGCCTTCGGCGTCGATGTACTGGATGGTCCTGATGTCTCCGTCGAACGTGCACGCCGGAATCATCAGCTTCCCGTCGCCGGATACGCGCAGTCCGTGCGGCTGAACTCCCTTCATCCTCAAGTACGGATGTTCCGCCGTTGCCGGCGTTCCGCTGTCCCATATCCTTTTCGCCGCCAGCGCCACCGTGTCGTGCAGCTTTTCGAGTTCGCGATCGCGCAGCACCTTCGCCTGCTCCACGTGGCGCTTCCGCGCCTCGTTCTCTTCATAGGTAAGTTCGCGTCCGATGTCTGCCGTCCACGGGATCGTGATGTCGTTTCGCCAGTCGCCGAAGCGCCCGGCGGGGATCTTGTCCGCGAAGGCGACATACCATCCGCTCTTGTCCTTCTTCCCTCCGGTGTTGAATCGGTGAATCCTGCCGTCGAGGACGATCTCGTCCGGAGGGTCTATCCCGGCATCTTCCATCGCGGATGAAAGCTGCTCCTCCGGCGACAGGACGCGAGGAGGCGGAGCCTGCCACGCGTCGCCGAAAATCGGTATCAGGTTCGCCACTCCGCCACCTCCTTATGCCGCCGGTCGCAGTCCTTCTGCGCCTGCTCGCATCCGGCGCAGACCAGAACCGTGTACCCTTCGCGCTCAAGATAGCTCTTCCAGTGATTTTGTTCCGGCGACAACCTCCCGCCGACGATGCGCTTCATCTCGACGAACGTCCCCCATGCCGGGATGAAAAGGTCCGGTATGCCGCGCACGACGCCTTCAGCCTTCAGCTTCGCCGCCGTCGCGGGACTGCGCGCTCCACCATTGGGAATAGCAAAAATCAAAACGTCCTTGTATTTCTTCCGGAACCACCGCACGAAGGCCCGTTGCTCTTCGTGCTCCGTTGGGACTTTGTCTACTGCATCCATTGTCTGCCCGTCACCCTGTCGTATTTGCCGTCCTTCTCCACGGAGATCAGCGCCGGAGGGGTCGCTTGCCCCATTGTTTCGACCACTTCGTCAAGATCGTAAGGATTCATGATTGCAACGCCTCCTTTCCTCTGGAACTGATTCAGAAGGGAAATGGCCTTCTGCTCCGGATACCCGCCGTGCAGAAGCAAGAGGTATTCCGTCACGGCGTCGGCTCCCGAGTAGTACGTCACCGTCGCGCACTCCTTGCCTGAGGATGTGACGTGCCGACGCCATCTCCATCCGTCCACGTCGAGAAGGCGCTTCCCGCCCATGATGTCGTCGTTGTGCAGCTTGTAGGTCTTCTTCGGCGGGGGCGGGAACTCCCATCCGCACGCAGGGCATTCCCGTGCCGATATAGGGACAAGCTCCTGACACTGCTCGCAAAGTTTGACCGGCGCTTCGCCGCGCTTCTCTCCCTTCTTTCGCGGGGGAAGCAGCTCCGTGATCGGCCCGTGGCGGCGCACGTTTCCGGCGAAGTCCAGCACCAGACAGTCTTTCGCGTGCGTTTTCGGCCTCATGCCGCGTCCGGCCGACTGAACGTAGAGAACAGTGCTCTCCGTAGGTCGAGCCATCACCAGCACGTCAGTATCCGGCGCGTCGAAGCCCGTGGTCAGCACGCTGTTGTTCGTCACCACGCGCACGCTACCGGCTTTGAAGTCTTCGAGAATGCGTGCCCGTTCGTCGGACGGCGTATCGCCGAGAACCGCCTCCGCCGTCTCTCCCTGCCTGTGGAATTCGTCGCGCATCGCGTAGGCGTGATCCACTCCTGAGCAAAAGACGAGAATCGAACGGCGGTCGCGGGATATGGAAAGCGTCTGATCGACGATGGCCGCGTTGTTCTCCTTCGTGTTGACCGCCTTCTGCAAGGCCTCCTCGATGAAGTCTCCCCCGCGTTTATCTACGCCGTCGACCGAAAGCAGGAGGTCCATTCCTTTGGAGTGAAGCGGCGCCAGGTATCCGTCGTCTATTAGCTCCCGCAGAGAAACGGGTTCTATAAGCGCGTCGAAAAGAGCAGGTTTGTCCGTGATCAGCCCATGTCCAAGCCTATACGGTGTAGCCGTCAGACCGATGACGCGGAGGGCTGGATTGATTTCATGGAGGTCTTTTATGAAGGAGCGATAGCCGCCCTCGTCCTTGTGGCTTATTAAATGCGCCTCGTCGACGATGACAAGATCGGTGTGCCCGACCTTCGCGGCGTGCTTCCGTATGCTTTGGATACCCGCCACGGTGATCTGATTCAGCTCTTTCCTGTCCAATCCGGCGGAGTAGATGCCGAGAGGCGCTTCCGGCCAGACCGCGAGTATCTTGTCCGCGTCCTGCTGAAGCAGCTCCTTCACGTGACTCAGAATCAAAATCCGCGTACCCGGCCAAGAGACAAGCGCATCCCGGCAGAGTTCCGCTATGATGATCGACTTCCCGGCGCCGGTCGGAAGCACGAGACAAGGGTTCCCGGCCTCGTGCTCGTAGAACCAGCGGTACAGGTCGTCAATCGCCCGCTGTTGGTAATCCCGTAAAGTCACCATCTTTCCAAGCCTCCAAACTCACAAGCTCCCTCGACGAATGCGTGTTCTCGTCCTCGACGCCGTTTCTGATTTGCTCTCCATCGATTTCGTAGACAGCTGAAAAAGCATCGTCCGACGGGAGCCACTTCCACGGGACTAGATCGGGGTGGAGCACGTGCCCGTCGCAGCCCTCGCGTTGCGCGGATACCGGAATCTCCTCGTTGCCGTACCTGGCGCAGAGCCATTTGCTGTCCTCCGTAGGCGTGGAGAGCGCGCACGTGCGACAGTTGACCTCTTTCGTTAATTTCGAGGAATGACAAAAATCGTGAGCGGCACAGAAGCGACACTGATACCACGTCGGGTCTGTACTCAACGGCTCCGGCATACGTTCGCACAGCGTCAGTCTTCGCCCCCGCTCCACAAGAGCCTTCGCCGCTTCCGCGTCGTAGCGGACGCGTTCCGTGTAAATCTGATCGTCGTCCTTGCAGACGGCGAAGTACAGAGCGCGGTCTATCTGTGTGCCGTGCATGTAGACTTGCATCTGACACCAGTGTTGAGGCTTGGATTCCCGCACGCCCTTGTCCTGCAACTCCTTGAACGACTTCGCCGAGTGCGTCTTGCATTCGAGAATGTGCCGTTTCGTCGGCGCTTCCGGTACGCCATTCTCAATGATGCCGTCGATGGAGCCGCTGACGTGCGCGCCGAAGTCCACCCGCGCCTGCTTGCCTCCGGTGCTGTGGATCTCGCAGCCGATCTGAGTCAGCCATGAAACGACCTTCTCCTCCTCTTCCTGCCCGCGCCGGAAGAGGCGAAGCATACGGCCATCGAAACGCTCCCACACCGCCCAACGGAACGACAGCCACAGCCACCTGTCGCAAGGATGCCCCAGAAGGGACGCGCCCAGGTGCGGGCGCGGTCCCTCGGGATTTTTCGCTATGGTGGAATCGATGAGGGCGGCGATAGAATGAAGAGGTTGTGGGATTGCTGTCATTTGTTTTTCAGCCATGGAGCATTGCTGCTCTTGGCGGCCGCTTGCGCGGGCTCGGCCGCTGCGGCTGCTTTCGGCTCCTGTTTGAGCATCGTCGCGCCGCCTTCGAGCGGTTTGAAGCCGCGAATGTCGTTCTGCGGCTCGTACTGGCCTGTCTTGTCCTCCTTGATTCCCACCTTGATCTGCACATGTCCTCCGAGCAGCTCATCCGTGTCCCGAATCCTGGTGATGCCGATGGCGCGGAGGAGATCGCCGAACTGCTGGCGTCCGATGCGTTCCGCATCCGCAGAGCGGTTCTGGATGTTCAAGTTGCCGAAGACCACTCTACCCTGATGAGTCGGTCCGGAGATGTCGCAGCGGATTTTGATGTACTGTCCGTCGGCGTTCTTCGTCGACTTCAGCTCAGATTTTACGATCGTCGCGTTGTACCATCCCGCCGGCAGGAGGTCGTACCCTCCGCTTTCAGGCAGTTCTTCAAGTGTGATTTCCTGTTCAAGCAGCGCCATCTTAAGCAACCTCCTCGATTTTGAATGTAGGCTTGCCCGGCGTCGTCACGATCGCCCTGGCAAGCTCCTTTGTCACCGCGTCGTCTGCCAGCCGCCACGCCTTCGCGTCGATTTCCGGTTTCCACCGGAAGAGCGTGGACAGATGATCCATCAGCCCTTTCTCGCGTGCGATGTCCTGCAACAGATCGCCGTCTACCTTGCGATTGAAGCGGCGCATCACGTTCACCTTGAAGCGCCCCTCCGTGGTCGTCTTCGAGCCTTCCCACTGCTCCGGGATGTCCGCCGCCAGCATCGCTTCGATCTCCCGGCGCCGGGTGACAGCTTGCTCCTCTTCCGCCTTGTACCGCAGCCAAAGTTCCAAGGCTTCCTCTCGCGTCTTCACGTGGAGGTCCTGAACCTCCGTCGAGCCTCTAATCATTCGCAACGCCTCCTATCGTCTTGATAACCGCGCCCAAGTCAGGTTCCATCCACTGACCGAGCTTCCCGCTCCGGTCCTTCGCCAGCCAGGAGCTATCTCCCTCGCACATCAGCGCCCGCTGTACCACCCCGTCCGTGTCGCGTTCGACGCGAAGAGCAAGGACCTCGTCAAAGAAATACGGCAACTGCTGTCCAACCTTGTTTCCAGGCAGAGACGGGTAGTAGAGCATCCGGCCCATCTCGTCCTGTGTTTTTTCCATTTTTGCGCTGAAGTACACGTGCTTTCCGGGCAGGTCCCTGAACGCCCGGATTAAGTCCGTCATCTGCTCCTGCATTGCCCCGTAGGCTTGTCGCGGGTCCTTCGCTATCTTCTTCTCAGTGTTCAGCACCACCTCGGCGATTTCACTGATCGAATCCAGCGCCACGCTCTGAAAGCCTTTCGCTTCGTCGGAGCCGGTCAGCCACTGATACGACTCGTGGAGGTCTTTAATGCCGGTAATCTCGATGTACGGGATATCTGTACCTGCAATGCTCAGAAGTCCGCCCTCCGCCGATAGAATCACCGGGTTCGGCAGCGTTTTAATCAGGAATGTTTTTCCCGCTCCGGCCTGTCCGTAGACGAGGATTTTCACCCCGTCAGCAGCGATGGTGCTTGTTCGTTTCAGATTGATTGCCATGCGATTGCCTCCCCATGCTCCACCATATCTACTATCTGCCGTGCGAGGGCTTGAATGTCCTCGTACCTGTCCCGACGGAGGCACCCGTCCGATCCGGGATAAATCCACTTGGAGCATACCGTTGCAAAATACATAACAATTCCTATGTATTCATGCCGACTCTTAACTGCGGTCGGCTTCCTGCTTCACTCCGCTCCCTTTGGCCTAGGCTACTCGGGCTTTTGCAGCGGTCCACAGGCATAAA